CATCTGACATACCTGAAATAGCAGTTTGCTTGCCTTTGCTATTCTCGTCTTCATTTAGAAGTTGTTGATATTGCTCTAGACTACTTGGGAAACCAAATTGAATTAACCAATTATAAACTTCAAGATAATTTTCCATATCTTCATCTACATTAAAACGAAGAGTTAAATCATCATAAGTTAATACATCACCAGGAACTGGAATTTGTTTTAAATATGATGACTGGACTGCAACTCCCAAATTAATACCAGGAATTGAAATTTCATTACAAAAAAAATCAATTTTTGGTTTTTTAACTAAAGAAAATTTAAATCCCGTTGGAGATAAAAAACTTTTATTATTGATTTGATTTTTCCAAGGATTTTGTGACATTTTATTGAAAAAATATTCATACAATATATTTATTTCCAATAAAAAAGGACCCCCTGAGGGGTCCAGTGAACTTAATGTGAATGGATCACATGAGGTTCTTAACAAGAGTTCTCTTGTAGTAGGTGTTGGAGTTTCTCTGGAGTCTTCCAAGACCTTGGTTAAGACCTTCAGCAAATGGGTTAGCAACCATGCCATAACGAGTCTTAAATCCAATTTTTGGTTGGAAGGACTGCTCACCAACGGCACGAACCATTTGGAGAGGAACATATGGGCAATAGAAGAGACCTGCATCGTAAGGTGAGGTTCCCTTGTAACCAGCAACATAGAACTGGGTGTTGCTATTGTTTGCAGAATATGGGTCGATATAAACCTTATACTTACCTTGGAGAACACCTGCAAAAGTATTACCGGTGTCATCTACCTGGAGGTTTGCGTTGAGTGCTGGGGTGTAATCCAGGATTCCTGCGTGAGACAGTGCTGAAGCAACGTCTGCAGAGCAGAGAATCATGTTCCCCTTACCTCTACGAGTTCTTTGTGCAATCAGGTTGGCATCTCTTTCCATTTGGAAAATAAGACCTTTGAACTTCTCAACTGACCAACGACCGTTGGAGTCAACATCAAGGTCAAAGATACCAGGAGTTGCAACGTTATTTTGTGCACCAGGTTCTGCAATCATGTAGATGGTACGAATAACTTCACGGTTGATCTCAGCAAGAATCTCAGTTGAGAGAATGTTTGCAAGTTCAGCCTCAGCATTCAGACCGTGAATTGCCTTCAGATCCTGAGCAAGCTCAAGACTGTATTCTGCTTTCAGAGCACGAGACTTAGCAGTAACGGATACACGCTCGATGCTAAGTGCCATCTCGTTGAAGAAGGTGCCAGCATCATTGAGATCATTACCGAGACTTTCTGCCTCAGAAGTGCTCATTGCCTGACCAACATTGTACTCACCGAGAGGTGCAGAAGTTGGGTTGAGAAGACCTGGGTTTGAACCAACCTGTGCAGTGGTTCCGAAACCAACGTTACCGTTAGTCCAACCATTGTCATTGTTTCTGCCAGCATTCTGACCAGAGAAGGTGGTATCTACTTCATTGTAGAATGTTTCATTACCTTGTGGGTTGGTATAACGTGATCTCATTGCGAAAATGAGACTTACAGGACCGTTCATTGGTTGAACACCTGCTAGGTCATATGCAACAAGGTTAGGCATTGAACGTCTGATCAGTGAGATCAGAACTGGGTCGAAACCTGCTACTGGACCTGCTGCGGAAGCACCGTAGCTGAAACCTGCTGCACCTGATCCTGCGGGATCAGTGTTCATGGTTGGGGTTGCTTCTGTAAGAAATTCTCTCTCTTCTCTAAGAGCTTTTTCTTGGTTCTCTAACAGGATAGCAGTTACCGCTCTACGATGTGGATCTTTGATTTCATTAAGACCATTGTAGTCAAGGAGTGGTGCCCACTTTTCCTGCAGCTGTTCTGCATTGAACATTTGCATTTGAATTTACCTCTGTGTAAAATTGTTTTTTGTTTGATTTTTATTATCTAAAATTCACTTTCTAGAAACCTTTCCAAGTGCATTTAAGTATGCATCCATAGTTCTACTGGTTGACTGATATTGCATAGTCTCAGTAGTTTCTTCTACTAGATAATCTTGGGTGTTTCTTGGAGTACCAGTAGTAGATGGGAAATAAGATTCCCTCAATGTTACTAGTTTCTCACGATATTCTTCCTCACCATCAAACTCAACATTTTCCGCAAGAGAAGCAAGCTTATCTTTCTGAGAAAGTGCAAGACCCTCAGAAACTTCACCAAAGATTACATCGGTAACTGACTCTGCTAGTCTTTTGTTTAGAGCAATATTTCTTTCAATTTGCTCGTTGAGTTTAGTCTCCATATCATCAAGTTTTTCTACCATGCTCTCAAGTACATCATATCTTTCTTCAGGGATAGTTACATAATGATCTTCAAAAAGTTGCTTGAGATTATTGAGGAAGCTCTCTGTCATTTCTGCTCTGAGACCTTGCTCTAGAGCAATTGCATTCTCTTCCAACCATTCTTGAGCAACATACTCAAGATAGGAATCTACTCTTTCAGTTAAAGATTCAGCAATTGCTTCAACTTCTTCTGAAAGTTGCTGTTCGTACTTTTGTACGATTGCTTCTTCAATTTGCTCAGTTCTGGCATTTAGTGCTGCTTCAAAAACAGTCTTTGCCTTGAATTTAAATTCTTCGGAAAGTTCTTCACCTGAAAGGAGTGCCTCTACATCTTCTTCAATCTGAGTCTCGATTTCTTCGATTTGCTCCTTCATGGACTCGTCTTCTTCATCCTCGTCCTCTTCATCCTCATCTTCTTCTTCGTCTTTTTTCTTAGACTTTTTCTTAGAAGATTTTTCTTCATCTTCAGACTCTGCAGCTTCTTCAACTACTTCGTCTTCCAAGTCTTCATCGATCAGATCTTCATCATCTAATTCTTCCTCTTCTTTAACTGCACCTTTTGCAAGATGTTTCATAGGATCGGCTGCTTTAGCACCACGATTTACTACGTCTCTTACTTGCTGAAGGATTGCAGCAGGATCTTTCAATTTATTACTATCATCATCAGGACGACTATTTTCTGGGGTAGGACCTCCCAAATCTTCCCATCCAGCTGTTTGACCATCAGGAATACCTGTAGTTAACTTTGCCATTGGGTCTCCTGCCTTTGCACCAGCATTGACAGCAGTTTTGGATTGCTTAGTGCCTACTTCCATTTCTTGTAAGTTTTTACCACGAGACATTTGAACTCTCCGAATAACCTTATTGTTTTATTCTGTATTTATTTATAATGTTGAGTTTTTATATGAGTTTTAAATAATTTTCAAAATGTTGTAATTTTCTTTCTTCAGTTAATCTTCTAGAAACTACATCATTTTCAATCTTATTTTTAATATTTTCAGAAATCCAAATTTGTTTTTTAGAATCATATAACCAACTAACACCTTCCATGATTCCATTTACAAAAGCTTCAGGTGCAGATGGATCGTGCACAATGTCAGCAGCAGTAGAAAGCATGAAATCTTCACTTACTTTACTGTAACCCTCATTGGTTTGGACTAACGTACCAACACCACGAGAAGAAACTCCAAGTTTTACACCTTCTTCATAAAGACCTGCTGCAATTTTACCCATTGGTAAGGAAGTTAAAATTTTAGCTTTGCCTATGAAATTATTACCACTTTCTTTTAGTGAAATAATATTGTGAGAAACTCTATCTAAATTGATAGTTGGTCCAGATGGGTGACCAAGTTCACCTACTGCTCTACCTTTGCTTAAATAATTTTCAGTATACAAATTAACCCCTTTTCTCAGGGTGTCCATTGGATACATTCTTCTATTTCTATTTGCAATATTTCCTTGTAAAAATATTCCTTCAATGTAGAGAGATTTTTTACCGTTGATTTCTTCAACGATAACTTCTACCTGTTCAATTTCTTCTGTGATTAGTTTCATTAGCTGAAATTAGATACGACTTGTACTTCTGTAATATGAATTTTTGAAGAGGAACCACTGTCATTATAGGCAGCAACTTTGGTTACTTTTCTAACTTCACCTGTAGGTACAGTAACAGGACCTTGTGATGATGTATCCCAACTCAAAACCATTTTGGTTTGATGTGGGCTATCATATGATGTAGATTGATCAATATTGGAAACTCGTGCAAAATTAGTATTAATTCCTGCGGGAGAAATTCCAGATAGTGATACATAATCACCAACTTCAAATGCACATCCAGTTCCAGATGGTACTGTAATTGTTGTAGTTGCTCCTGTTTGTATTCCTACAGTTGGTTGTGATCTTACAGTTTCTTTTAAGATTAATTCACCATTTGCAGGAATCCATATTGAAGTTGAGGTGTTAACTACTGGTGTTGTACCTAATTCAATATAAGTATTTTGTTCTGGTACAATACGCAAATAACCGGATTTAAGTGCAATAGGAGTTGAAGTCACTATTCCAGTTCCTGCAACACTCAAAGTAGGTAAATTTTGTACAATTTTAAACGCAGACATAGTATTTGATACTTATATTAGTTATTTATTATTATTAATATTCAGATTGCTCATCCCCAAAAACACTTGCTGCAACTTCAGGTTTTAGTGATTCCACTTTTTCTGCAGCTCTCATATAAAGAAGCTCTTTAATTTTGTCACTTACATCTGAAGGAGTTTCACCATTAACAATCATTGTAATTAGGTCTTCCATAAAATTAATTTGTTAGTTCTGATTATTTATCAAATTTCTCCAGCTTGAACATTAGAGTCTGATACTCCGGGTTCTTTCATCGGAGCACCTAAAGCATCTGTTCCGATATCTCCTTGTTGCATAGGTGCTCCCATTTCAGGTTGCATCATTGCAGCAGGATCTGGAATTATTCCATCTTTTATTTCTTTTTTCATTTGTTTATCTATTTCAAGCATTTCACTATCACTCTGTCCGAGAATTTCTCTCCTTACATATTCTGCAGAGAAATATCTACCAAGATATGGATCCATTGCTGCAACCACACCAAGTTTATCATTCATAATCTCATTTTTCTTAAGATCTGAAAAATGGTTATCATAAAGATAATCAAATTGAATATGCTCAGATAATACTTTCCAATCCTCTGGAGTTACAATATTTTTTAATATAAGTTGTGTTTTTAGCATGTCTAAAAAGACATTAGAAAATCTCTTTCTTAATCTTCCTACAAATCTGGTAAATTTTAATTCATCACGAAGAATTTCTGAAGATCTTCCGAGGTTAAATCCACCACCCGAATCTAATCTTGTAGATGGAACCCCAAGTGATTTGTAAAGTTTCTTCTGAAAATACTCAATATCTGAAAGTTCTCCTAGATTCTGACCACCAGGTAGAGTAGTAACTTCAGTTCCTCTTCCACCTTCCCTACGAGGCAACCAATAATCTTCAAGCATTGCCATATATTTTCTGTCATCTTTAATCTCACCAGTATCTGCATTATAAACAAGTTTATTTCTATACCTGTTCATAACATCTCTCATATATTGCTCGGCTTTAATTTTTGGTAGGTTGCCGACATCAATATAGAAAAGTCTACGTTCAGGTGCACGAGATAGTCTATAAATCACTAGAGAATCTTCAATCATTCTAAGTTGATTGAGTGATTTGATTGCTTTATGTAAATAGGATAGTACGGTTTGTCTGTTTCTATCAACAAGACCAGATGTTACATAGACAACTGAGTCTGGGGACAATTTTATCCCTTTAGTTGCAGAAGTATAACTTCCATGTAAATTAGATACTGTGGCAGAATATCCTACTGAGGGGTCATATAAATAAAACTCTTCAATTTCTGGATTTGTAATTTCATCAACATTAGTCTGACCGTTTCTTGCAAGTATAGATTTAACTTGTGCAGATACAGTATTTTCCTGTTTTTTCTTAAGTCTTCTAATATATTTAATTTTTAATGGGTCAATATATCTAACTTCTTTAATTCCCTCTTCTGGGTGCTTTAAATCAATTACTTTGTGGTAATAGATTCTCCCATCTACGTACCAATTTCTAAAAATTTCATGTGCTTTAGAATCGAAATCCATGATTTCCTTAATGGATTTGAATTCTTTTCTTATAATTTCTTTTAATTTATCTGAAGCTGGTAAATTTGATAGTTCAATTTGCACTGGACTATCATTTAAATCTGATACTATTGCTTCATTTACTACGTCTTCGATAGCACTGTCACATTCTGGATGAAGTGACATTTCTCGATATCTTCTAACTAAGTCTGCTTCATTTTTATATACACCTTCAATATCTACATACTGACCATAAAATCCACTAGTAATATAAAAATTAGATTTATCTTCATCATTAGAAAGAACTGGGGAGATAATTTGACTATTTTTATCTTCCCCAGTCTCTTCTATTTTAAATCCAAACAGTTTAGACATTATTCAATATATAAAATCAAGTATAAAATATTTAGGTGGTTTCTGAAGTGCCCAACATACTTGTAGATTCTCCAGCTGCAAAGGTATCCCACCACTGGACTTGTAAAGTTACAGAAAATTCTTGAATGGTATCTGAACTATCGTATGATAATTCAATTGGTGTAATTTCTGTAGGAAAGCAACCGTAGAATTTATAAGTTTTTAAAACTGGCATTTGTGATGCAGTTCCTGGGAGTGATGCTCCAGATGCACCACCTTCATTTGTAAAACCTCTTCCTAATTGGTAAACCAACATTTCTCTTTGATATGCTGCAGGTGTGATTACACCAGCATTATCGTCATGTCTATTCATAAAATTCATCCACTTTTCAAAAGCATTACGAATTTTGAAATTGGTATCGTTGATAACTGTTATAGTCCAAGGGTCAAATGTTCTATCACCTGCAATTTTTAAAGTTCTTCCACGAAAAGGTACTGGAATTGAACTAATAGTAGATCCTGGAAGTTGAGCTGCCTTGATCATGAAACGGAAATCATCATCAGGGGTTACCCCAACTCCATCTGGGAAGTTTAATACACATTCAAAAAGGTTAGATCTAGTACCACCACCAACTAGTCTAGATTTGAAATCACTTATAGTTCTTTCAGTAAATTGAGGTAAATTTGTAGTTCCTTCTTTAGCCATTTGGTTCTCCTAAAGTAATTTAAACGGTTCCTACTACTTCGGAGAATGAAACTCCGGTTCTTGTAGCAACGAAAGTAAGACCAATAAAGTTAATGGATCTTGCAGGTTTTACGAAAATATCAGCTCTAAATTGATTAGAGTCAATAATGTCAGGAGTGTTATTTGTCTCATCGCAAACAACTAAGAATTCAGTAATTCCTCTCTTTGCTTTTACATCACGAAGATAAGGTTCAACGATATTAATGAAATTGGTTCTTGTAATCACATCATTGAACTCAAATAGTTGTGCTCTTGCTGCTCTTTCGATAGATTCTTCAATAGTTAAGAATAATCTACGAACATTAATTCTATCTAATGCTGAAGCATAAGATAGTGCAGTTTTATCACCAAAGAGTATAAATCCTGCACCTGGAGATGAAATAATAGGATTAATTCTCTTGGTATAAATTTGATCCCTTTGAGCTTGAGTTGGATTATATGCAAGTTTCACTACATTGTTTAATGATCCTCTATTGGATCCTGCTGGGGAGAACCAAGAATAATTATTTAATGTAGTTCTTGCCATTAATCCTGCAATATCAGAGTTGCATGGAATATATGTAAATTTGTTATTAAATCTATCATATGTGTACTTGTAACCACTATCAAAAACGGCATAGGATGAAGAAGTTAAAGGTTCAAAGAATTCAATAATATTAGAAGTTTGTGTTTCTGGATTAGTTACATCAACAACAGATTGTTTATGTGGAGAAACGACTGCAATACAATCTTTTCTATTTTGTGCAATAGAAATCAAAGCATTTGCTTTAGCTTGAGATTCATAAATTGTTGTTCCACTTGAAGGACCATTAATTAAGAAGTTAATTCCGTACTCTGCTGGGTTATTAAAAATTTGATATGAAGTAATCAAATCTGAAACCGATGCAGAATATCCACCTACACTACCAGGTCCACTGTAGTCAGTTCCACCCTGTAAATCATAAGTGACAGCTCCAACTACGTTAAACTTGGTGCTTTGTGCTGCGGAACCCCATGATCCACTGGTTCTTTGTAGTTGTGCATCAGTTCCGATTCCTGTAACAATAAGTCCAGAAGCAGTTCCAATTTCAGGTACACCTGCAAAAATGTAATTTGAACCATCTTTTATAAGATCTTTATAATAAATTGGTTGAGATGGTGAAACTCTAGCATCAATTGCTTTTGAAATATTTGTAAATTTTTCTACTATGTTTCCACTAACACCTGTTACAGATCCTTTATCATCCACAACAACTATATGGAGTTCATCATTCGTAGAACTTCTTTCTGAACAATATTGAGAGGTTCCAGGTTTTGGTGCAATATTTTTCCAATATATTGTTGAATTTGTAAGTCCTAAAGTCTGATTATCATACCAATCAGATAAAGATAATGCATCAGAATTATATTGTACTGCACTAATCTGTGAGGGATTTGTAATAAAAAATGGAAGAGCTCTCTGAACATCAAATGAATATGCATTCAAATTAGTATTTGCTCCTGGATTTTTATATTCTATAGGATATGAAACACCATCTTCATCAACTCTATCAGTTATTTTTACTGATATTTCTTTATTTCCAATTTGAGTAATAATTCCTCTTAAATATCCATTATAAGTTACAACTTGGGAACCTTCAACTCCACTCTTTGATAGTGTTTGAGTTACTGCCGCACCAACTTGTAATTGATTTGGTTGTTGAATTTCAATAGTTGAACCAAACTGAACTGATTCTGTTACAATACCTGTGTTGTCTGAACTTGGTGAAAATGTAATTGTACCACCATCATCCGCAGAAATATCTGTAATTAGAGTATTAAAGGATATAGCGCCAGAAGCAGTCTCATTAATTTTAGTTTGTAGTGTAATTCCAGTAGTATCAATACCTACAAGTTTATCTGTGCCGATACCAATGGTTATATTTGTTCTAGTAAAATCTGTAGAAAATCCTAAAGTACTAACAAAAGTTGTATTAATTCCACTTATTGTTTGGTCTGCAGCACTATCAATCATGCATACTTTCAGATCATTTGACCAAGATCCTGGATTTCTTGAAGAATAATACCAATTAACATCATTGTAGTGATTATTTAAATAATCTTCATCTGAAGTAATTTTTAAATCATCTAAAAATCCATTTGGAGATGCATTAGCATTAATAAGTGAATTTGGAAATAAAATTTCATTTACATCTGTTCTAACTACTCTTAAAGTTCCACCATATGAGAGATAATTGGAAGCACTCAACCAATATTCATACTGACCATCTGCTAATTGAGGTTTACCAAAAACGTTTAGAAGTTGTTGCTCATTCTCAATTAATGCTGGTTCATTAACTGGACCTTTTTGGAATGGTCCTGCAATTGCTCCTACAAATTCTCTGGATGCATCAATCCTTCCAACAGTTAAGTCAACCTCCCTTACGTTGACTCCAGGTGATACTAAATTTACCGCCATCTGATTACCTCGTGAAG